CTAGGCCGGGTGATGAACTGCCAAATATCGTCCAAACGCTTCTTGCGCCGCTTTGTGACCGAGGGCAATGCAAACAAAAGCCCCTGCTCGTTGTGCTGCATATAGATACTCCTGCTGACCATCTTGCCACACTGATTTTGTATGGTCCCGTCTTTTTAATTCACATACAAATGCAGGCCCACCAGGGATAATGATGTCCGATGCTCCCTTCACCATGCCTTCCGCCTTTTCAATCCTGATCTTCATTGCCGACCGGACACCCTCATTGCGGGGGTGAAAAGCGATCGCACCCCACGTCTTAGGATAGTCGCGCCGCAAACGTGCAAAAAATGTAACCTGCTCCATAGATTCAGTGGCGCATTTACCCCTGTACGTCTGATCGCCGTACACATCGATATCATCAGGGAACTTCATCAGGCTTCCTATTGTAGGCAATCACTTTGTACCAAGCGCCTTCTTTTTGGTAAGTGATGGTATCGGGTGCATTGCCGTTAAGATCCGTGTACATAGCACGTTCTTTATAGCCTTGCGACCAGTTTGGATCTTTTGGCACCCAGAACGAAAATTTCCGATACGATGTACGCACATCGATGCGCCACATTTCCCGCCCAGCCTTGCTTAGGGTATGGTTTGCCTTCCATTCTTCCACCACATCTGTCTGCCGCCTTGTGGGGTCATCTTTCATCGCCTTAAACTCAGCGATCAGCTTTTCGTTCGGATCGACGATCTCCCCCTTACATTCTGAGCAATACCGTGCGGCTATGTCATTATCAGCCTCGCAGTGGGGGCAGGTCTTTGTGGTCCAACGAGATCCGCACTGTACTAGTTGCCCCGCCACGAGTTGCTTTGATTGGCACCGCCGACCGTAATGGGCGGGAATCATGCCATGCTCGGACACAATCGTAATGCCATCGAGATCGCAGAAGTAACCAGAAGGACTAATCTCGAACCCCGATGGGTTTGGTCTGGCTTTAAATTCATTTTCCACCTCGCATAATGGGCAGCGCACCTTCAGGTAAAGCGCGTTTTCCTTTGCCTTTACCGTCTTGATCAAGGGGTTAAACACGTCACCGTCGGGGCAGTGGCGCTCGAGGTTCTCGGCATAATCTAGGATCAGGCAGTCATCCTTACCCTCGAACAGGCGCAGGCCTCGACCGATGATCTGCTGCAGCAGGCCCACTGATTCTGTCGCCCGTAGGATCGCGATCAAATCGACATGGGGCGCATCGAAGCCCGTGGTGAGCACCTGCACGTTGACGAGGTACTTGATCTCTTGGGCCTTGAACCGCGCTATGATGGCGGCGCGTTCTTGACTAGGCGTATTCCCCGTCACAAGGGCAGACAAGCCCCGTGGCAGGCTTTCCATGCACTCTTGGGCATGTTGCACCGTGGCGGCAAAGACCATCACCCCTTGGCGCTCTCTGGCCTGCGCCACCACATCCGCAATGATTGCCGACGTTTTGCGGCCTTGGCCGATAAAGGCGCGATCAATGTCCTCGCTGTCGAACTGATTGCGGCTATTCAGCTCCATGTCGAGGGTGTGATATGATTCGGCGTGTATCTGCCCGATCACCGGCTTTGTCAGGTAGCCCTGATCAATCAGCTCCTGCGCCGTAATCCTGTCTACGCAGACCGAAAAATATGGGTTGATGGTTTCGTGTTCTCCGACTGGCTTACCATCTGGCCACTGGCCGAAGATGTACCCAGTCCCCATCCGATAGGGCGTGGCAGTCATCCCCACGACGCGGATGTTGGCATTCTGTTCGCGAATGGCATTGACGATGTTGCGGATGGTCGGCGTGATCCCGTGGGCCTCATCGATGACGATCATCCCGAACTGGCTGCCGAAGCGCCTGATGCGGTTCTTCACCGTCAGGGGAGTGCCAAACACCACCGGGTGCTTAAGCGACTTGGCACCGGCGCTTGCCGAGAAGATCGAGCAGGGGTTTCCGGTCGCGCGGTATTTTTCGCTATTCTGCACCACAAGCTCCGCGCTAGGCGCAAGGCATAGGACGTGTTTGCCGCCCGATATGCGGTGAATAGTGTCCGCAATCGCCGCAATGATGTGGCTCTTGCCTGCGCCGGTAGCCGCCTCGATGCAGCAAGGTTCAGCCGTTTTCTTCACCCACTGGATGATCTGATCGTGCGCTTTTTGCTGATAATCACGCAGCACTTTTCTTCTCCAAATATTCTATATAATCTATTAATTGCCAACCAGTTACGGCCAATTTAGGTTTAAATGGAGTGCCATGCGCTGACAGCCCCGGCTTCGGTGGGATAAGAATATGGCCTAAGGTGCCATCGTCTATAAGTTTGTTAAAAGTTCCCCCACCAATATCTAAGATTTCGCATACCTCATACGGCCTATAAATAGGGTTAAACCGAACAATTTTTGCAGTCAAATCTCGCCTTGATTCTTGCGACCTTTCTTCTCTATAAATTTCTTTTGTTTTTTGAATATTATGTAATGGTTTTTCCTGACGAATAGCTAACGTTTCAGCTTTTAATGCTTCTTCCCTTGTATCAAAATGTTCGATTGTAACATTACTGATAGTTTTGAACCATGCGGAATGATCCGCATGTTGGCCTAGCCTGTTCAAAGCGCTTAAGGAAATTCCCACATAAAGAAGCGTTCCGTCTTTATCAAAATGGCGGTAAAGGCTCGTTCTCATTTTTTAAATCTTCCATTTTATTTAGATTGACCTGTGGCACCATCCATGCCGGTGCGCCCTTGCCGTTGGGATCGTAGAGGTATTTGTCCTGCTTGGCTTCGTTGGTTCGTATCCAACCGGCCATTGTGTAGGTAGGCATGCGATTAATCACGAGGACGACAATCTCGTCCTTCTTGTCGTTTGCCCGGATGATCAGCTTGCCATGCTCGTGCTTGGTGGATCGCACCTGCATGACCCCGACATCCGGTGCCTTGAATGTATTCACCGATGGCTCGTAGTAGACATCCAGCCACTTCGCAAAGGCCATTTCGGCGGCTGCCCCATCGACATCAATCTGCCACTGCGAATCAGTTGGCGAGTGCTTGTTTTGAACGAGATTTCCAAGCGACGATATGCTTCGCATGTTGCCGACAAGCCCGGCAACCATGAGTTCGGGCTTGGTTAGTTTAATGGTATTCATTGGCAATCCTTTTACCTATCCAAGCCATTACTGGCACAGCCATAGAATTGCCAAGAGACTTGTAGCGTGGACCATCGGCTGCGCCGGGGATGGCGGTATAGTCATCTGGAAAACCCTGTAGGCGTTCACATTCTCGTGGGGTCAGACGGCGGACGGCCATAATATTTCCAGTTATGGACCCATTAAAACAATCTGTTCCAATAGACTGCATATACGCCACGGCCATAGGGTTTTTTGCCTGTAATGTGGTAGATTGATTATCGCCTACAGATGGTTCTGACATATGTGCGCTGAAAGTGACGGGTTGCACAATATAATCCCCCCCTTGGTTACCGCCCGTAGGCCCAGCGGCCATAACAGGTTGTGCAACATCCACTTCACGGGCTTTATAATCTTTACCGGAGTTCATTGGCATAATTGAATAAGGCTGCGCCACATAAGTTGTACTTTCATGCTTATCAGCCTTTGATGCACCAGAACGTAAACAATGCCCAAGATCAGGATTTTCACCTACACCGAAGGGAACTGGTTGGGCTATATAATTAGTTTGCTTCATTCCTGAATCTGCCGCCAACGCTCCTACAATTTGTCCATCCCCATTTATATATCGCACTTCATCCCGTGTGTTTTGTTGAAATGCCATTGGTTGCATCACCGCCCAATTGCTATCTATTCCTTCAGTTCCTCGCATACCCTTACTAATGCCTGCCGTAATTGGTCCGGTAATATGGGCTACAATGCTTGGAGATTGGAAACCAGTGGTTTGATTAGCACCTACCGATAATGTATCGGATACCTCCTCAGTGTATTGGGGCGCTACTCCTTCAGAAACATGTGAATTAGTCATTATAGGCAAGGTTTCTGTTTCTGGA